TGGACTTGTACACGCCAAGGTGAGCTGTATCATCATGGTATTAAAGGACAAAAATGGGGTGTACGAAGATTTCAAAATAAAGACGGTTCTCTAACTCCTGCGGGTAGAAGAAGATATGACGAACCAAACAAGGGTCGAAAAAGTAATGGTGAGGAAATAACAATTGATGGACAGACTTTTAAAATCCATGGAAATAGACAATCTAATAAATCATACGTCGATAAGGTTGAGAAAAAAGCAAAAGGTATGGGTTATAAAGTGGAAAGAAAGTCTAACGTAAACGAATCATCAAAAAATCAGACATTATCCGACGAGGAGCGAAAAAGACGTATAAGAAGAAATGTAATGATCGGTGCCGGAGCTGTCGCGGCAGGATTAATCGTTATAGGGACTATGCGTTATGTTTCTAATAATAAGAAAATGGATTTAGCAAAAGGTGTGCAAGAGATTGGTTTTCGTAAAATGATTGGTGAAGAATTATCAGGAAAAGATACAATAATAAAAAAGGGTACAAAATTTCAACGTATAAGTTCTATGAAATTAGAAGACTATACTAATAAAGGTAGGGTTGTATATACTTCTTATTTAAAAGGTGATAACTCCATATATATGCGTGATATGCCAGATAATATAGCTCAATGGAGACGCTCGCATATCATAAATGATGGTGGAAAAGACGTATATCGACATCTGATGACTATGAATAAAGATATTAAAGTGGCGTCACCTAGAAAGGTGTTGGAGGCATATGAGGCTGCTACTGGAAACAAACAACCTAAACATTATGAATACATGAATTTTATGACCAATCTTGTTGATAGGGATAATGCTGATAATCAAAAATTCTTCGACTATTTAAGAAAAGCCGGTTATAACGCATTAGTTGATGAAAACGACTCAACTGCTTATACTAAGAAGCCGTTGATACTTCTTGACGCTGCTAGCGATATTGCGGGTGTTAAGACCGATAAAGTTGGCTGGTTTAATTCTATAATCAGCGTATTAATGTATAGCGATAAAAGATAAGGGGGTGATAAGATGAACACTTGGACTTGTACACGCCAAGGTGAGCTGTATCATCATGGTATTAAAGGACAAAAATGGGGTGTACGAAGATTTCAAAATAAAGACGGTTCTCTAACTCCTGCGGGTAGAAGAAGATATGACGACGATGGATCAACGGTTAAGGGTATGAAATACGGTGTCAATAAGAAGTTCTATAAGTCATATATGGATGAAGACCGAGTTCTCAAAGAGGGTAAACATATCCAAAACATAACATCCAATCAAGCTCGTGATTTATCTAGAGGAGCGCCCGTTTATGGAGCCCATACTAAGCATGATAAGAATGCGTATGCGGGTAGATATGCTATGGGTAAACTTGCCCTAGGGGAAAAAGCGATTAAAAACGATTTGGTTTTACTTAAAGATGTTAAGGTCGCTTCCCAAAAACAAGCTGTTGATACCTTTATGGAAATGTATAAAAAGGACCCGAAAGGTGTTGCTGAATCTATAGGTAGAGCGTATGCTGAAATAGATTTCCTTAATGGTATATCTAGATTCAGGGAATGGAATGCTAAACGAGTTGCGGATAAATACGGCAAAAAGGGAGAAGACTGGGTTAAGTCTAAAGGGTATTTATTATTTAATCAATCCATGATGTCTACGAAAGAAGCTGAAGCTAGAAATAGATACTATGAACTCTTAACTAAGAAAGGATACGACGCGATAAGTGATATTAATGATATTCAGACTGGTTATAATTCCGACGACCCTATTATCTTCTTTAATGCGAAGTCAACGATGAAGAATGTTAGCCAAAAAGAATTAACTCTCGGAGATATAGAGTTGGCAAAAGCTAGATATGAGTATGATGAGGCTCGTAGATTAAGTCCTATTTGGAGAACTATCGATAAGATGACATACCAACAACATTCGAATGCCAAAACGAACCTGAGAGCAGCCGAAAGAAGAAACGATGTTAAAAAGCAAGATTCATATGTAAAAGAAAGAGCTGAGTTAGATAGAAAAGTTAAGCAATACAAGAAGGAACACCCTAATACTAAATTAACGAATTCAGAAATAGAAACTATGCTACAAGCTGAAGAGACATAGAAAGGGGGTGAAAATTCAAAATGAGAATGAGAGATAGACTACAACATGCTTGGAATGCGTTCGTCTATAATGATAACACTTATACCAACCCTCAAAATTTAGGTGGGTTTAGTACCTTCAAGCCGGATAGAGTTCATTTTTCGAGAGGTGTTGAAAAGTCAATAGTAACATCGGTGTATAATCGTTTAGCTTTGGATGTCGCGTCCCTTGCGATAAAACATGTTCGTTTGGATGAAAACGGTAGATATATGGAGGAAGTAAATTCTGGCTTACAAAATTGCTTGACCGTTGAAGCTAACATCGACCAAACAGGCAGAGCATTCTTACAAGATGTGGTAATGTCTATGTTGGACGAAGGATGTGTTGCTATTGTGCCGGTAGACACAACTGTAAATCCGGCAGTATCTGGTTCTTATGAGATAAACACAATGCGAACAGGAAAGATATTAGAGTGGTATCCGGCACATGTGAGAATCAGAGTGTATAACGATAAGAAAGGTATACATGAAGAGATAACACTTCCAAAATCATCGGTAGCAATAATTGAAAACCCACTATATGCTGTCATCAATGAACCGAATTCAACAATGCAGCGTCTAATAAGAAAATTAAATTTATTAGATGTCGTAGACGAGCAGACAAGTTCTGGAAAACTTGACCTAATCATCCAATTACCATACGTTATTAAAAGTGAAGCCAGAAGAAGACAAGCCGAGGAACGCAGAAAAGACATCGAAATGCAATTATCGGGCTCTAAGTATGGTATAGCTTATACGGATGGAACCGAAAGAATTACACAATTGAATAGACCTGCCGAAAACAACTTAATGAAACAAGTTGAGTATTTAACTAGCATGCTCTATAGTCAATTAGGACTAACACAAAGTATTATGGATGGAAGCGCGGATGAGAAAACAATGTTAAACTATTATAATAGAACAATCGAACCTATTATCGCGGCAATAGTAGATGAAATGAAACGTAAATTCTTGACGAAAACCGCTAGATCACAAAGACAAACGGTTATGTATTTCCGAGACCCATTTAAGTTAGTACCAGTAAATGAAATAGCTGAAATAGCCGATAAATTTACTAGAAATGAAATTATGACATCTAACGAAATAAGACAAGTAGTGGGAATGAGACCTTCGGATGACCCATCGGCAGACGAACTACGTAATAAGAACCTAAATCAATCAGGTGAAGAGATTGAAGCAAAACAGGCTCCTGAGAAAATTCAAAATGAAAAAGAGGTGACTGAATAATGAAATACGATTTCAGTGGATGGGCTACTAAGAATAATCTTAAATGTTCAGATGGTAGAACTATCCTACGAGATGCATTTAAACATAACGATGGACAAACCGTTCCGTTAGTATGGAACCACCAACACAATGACCCATTGAATGTGTTAGGGCATGCATTACTTGAGAATAGAGAATCTGGTGTATATGCTTATTGTAAATTCAATGAGACTGAAGCTGGTAAAAATGCAAAAATGTTAGTGGAACATGGCGATGTAACAGCGTTATCAATTTATGCAAATCAATTAAAACAAAAAGGCGGTAACGTCGAACACGGTGTTATTCGTGAAGTAAGTTTAGTGCTAGCTGGAGCTAATCCAGGGGCATTTATTGACTCTATCTTACGTCATGGGGAAGCTTCAGACGAAGAAGGGGTTATTTATACTGGTGAGAATATCGAATTAGCTCACGCAGAAGAAAAGAAAGAGGAGGAGAAAGAAGTGGCAGATAATAAAGAAAGAACAGTTCAAGATGTTGTTGATAGTATGACTGAAGAACAACGCAATGTTATGTACGCTTTAATTGGACAAGCCTTAGAAGGCTCAGATGTTAAACATTCAGATGAATATGAAAATGGAGGAGACGATGAGATGAAACATAATGTATTTGAAAGTGAAAATATTCAAGGAGCTAATTCTAATGAATTAACTCATGCTGAGATGCAAACTATATTAAAAGATGCTAAGAGATATGGTTCTTTACGTGAAAGCTGCTTACAACACGGTATCGAACATATCGATGAACCTGGATATTTATTCCCAGAATTCAAAAATTTAAACCGTGAACCAGAATTTGTTGGTCGCGACCAAGGATGGGTTGGAGTTGTAATGTCTGGAGTACACCGCACACCATTCTCTCGTATCAAATCTTTACAAGCTGATATTCGTGAAGACGAAGCTCGTGCATTAGGTTACATTAAAGGTAACATGAAAAAAGAAGAAGTATTCACATTATTAAAACGTACTACTGACCCACAAACTGTGTATAAAAAACAAAAATTACATCGAGATGATGTATTGGATATCACAGATTTCGATGTTGTAGCATTTATTAAAAAAGAAATGCGTATGATGTTAGAAGAAGAAATCGCTCGTGCTATCTTAATCGGTGATGGACGTTTACCAGATTCAGATGATAAAATTCAACAAAGCCATATTCGTTCAATCGCAAACGAAGAAGAATTATACTGCATCAAATACGACGTTAAACCTGCTGAAAATACACCAGAAGCTAAAGCTAAAGAAATGATTCGTTCGGCTTTACGTGCTCGCGTTGATTATAAAGGTTCTGGAGAACCAACATTATTTACTACAGAAGCTGTTGTAACTGAAATGTTATTATTAGAAGATAAAAATGGACGCGTTATCTATGATTCAGTTTCTAAATTAGCTACAGCTATGCGTGTTAAAAACATCGTAACAGTTCCAGTTATGGAAGGCGCTCAAAACCTTGATAAAACTAAAAACATCTTAGGTATTATCGTTAACTTACGTGACTATAATGTTGGTGCAGATAAAGGTGGAGCTGTATCAATGTTCGAAGATTTCGATATCGACTACAATGCTCAAAAATACTTAATTGAAACACGTTGCTCTGGAGCATTAATTAAACCATTCTCAGCTATCGTATTACAAGAAGACCCTCAATAATAGGAGAAATTCAAAATGGCTAAATTCTATGGGGTAATTGGCTATGCTGTAACCGAAGAAACAGAGCCGGGTATCTATGAAGAACGAATTATAGAAAAAGAACATTTCGGAGATGTAATTAGAAACACTCGTAGATTAAGTAATGCGGCAAAAGTGAATGATGATATCACCATCTCAAATCAAATAAGTATAGTAGCAGACCCATTCGCAAATAATAACTTTCATTCAATGCGATATGTTTCATTTATGGGTTCGAAATGGAAAGTAACCGAAGTAGAAGTCCAATACCCTAGATTGATATTGACGTTAGGGGGAGTGTATAATGGATAGACGAATCGAACTACACGATAAATTAATCGATATACTTGGAAATAGAAATGTATATTTTCAACCCCCAGCGTCGGTACAACTCTCTTATCCGTGTGTTATTTATAATCTTGGAACTGGCGATATTAAACGTGCGGATAATTCGGTTTACACTTATACCAATAGTTATGAGGTAATGTTTATTTACAAAAGACCAAACATGGAAATTCTTGAGACAATGTTAACCACATTTTCAATGTGCAGCGTATCAAGGGTCTATGTTGCTGATAACTTGAATCATTATACATTTAATTTATATTATTAAATAAGGAGGAAATGAAATGGCAAAATTAGTATTTAACAACGTCGGTGAACGTTTATTCGAAACCGGAGTTAAAAACGGCGTTCTTTATGTTATGGGGGACAACGGTGCTTATGAAACTGGTGTGGTATGGAATGGGTTAACTTCTGTTACAGAAAGTCCATCTGGGGCAGAAACAACTCCATTATATGCGGATGATGTAAAATACGTAGTAATCTATGCGGCGGAAGAATTCGGAGCAACAGTTGAAGCTTATACTTATCCAGAAGAATTCGAACAATGTGACGGTAGCGCAGCAATTTCTGATGGTATTACAATCGGACAACAAACACGTAAATCATTTGGTATGTGTTATAAAACTTCTGTTGGTAACGACGTACAAGGACAAGATTATGGATACAAAATTCATATTATTTATGGGGCTAAAGCTGCACCATCTGAAAAATCTTATTCTACAATCAATGATAGCCCAGAAGCAGTAACATTTAGCTGGGAGTTATCAACTGTTCCAGTACCAGTTGAAGGTCACAACCCAACTGCTACAATGGTAATCGATTCTACTCGTGTTCCAGCTGAGAAAATGGCATTAATCGAAGCTAAATTATATGGGTCGGAAGAAGGAGAAGCAACTTTACCATTACCGGATGAAATCTTAGCGTTAATTAAATAGTTTATATTTGGGCCTCGCGGTAAATCGTGAGGCTCTTAGATTTTACAAAATACAAAAATACTAATA